GCCATGACCGCGCAGACGTGACGGAAATTGATCTCACCGACCTGTGGATGTTCGACTATGTGGGCGAAGAATTGCAACAGGCCGTCCACCAGTCGAACACCGACGAAGGATTTGGTGTCCTCTCTGCGTCGATGGGATATGGGGAACACACCCTCTATTTTGTCGCCTCACGCGGAACAACACCGACATCTGACACCGATGCTCAGACGATTACATGGATGAAGCCGTCCGACACATTCTGGGCGACTGCTACCGTTACCCTATCGCCCTCGTCGGCATCCTCTCAGTCTGTATCGCTCATCCGTGTGGCTACCCGTCTCAGGATCACCGTCAACGATGAAGTTCCCGCAGGGGCTGCAAAGTTCGTCATCACACCTGCGCAGTGGTATTATGGTATTGATTACACCACTGGCAATGGCATTGCACCCTCTGCCAACCATCCGCGTGAGGTCAGTATTCCGTCATCGTATATCGGAACCAGCGGACAGCTTGCTATTTCGATATTCGGCTTCGTCCCATCAGCCGACTGGCAGACTGACATCACCGCCGCTCTGAAAACCTCCGATGATTCAACCCTTGGCAGTGTGACGCTCGAAAACGTGGAACTGAATAAAAACATCACCACCGCCTATTCAGGTGGCATCATCGGCACGTCGAAAGCATTCACGCTGACTGCCAACGATACATGGGGCGATGAAGACGTACATACATGGTGAGTCGTGACGACTGTACCTTTCGTTTTTCATATTATTAGATTTAGAGTTAGACAATGAAGGGGAGCCGGCGGGCTCCCCTATTTCTGTCGTTCTGCTTTAATCCTTGCATTCTCAGCATCAATCTCGGCTTGCATCTCTTCAATATCTTGCTGTGTAAGTTGCGCCTCAGTCTCTGATGGTTCGACGTAATCATCACAATACAGATGCAAGAAATCCTGCGGCTGCACGTTGTTCTTATTACCCATGCAGAAAGCTGATGCCCAGGCTGTGATTCGCTGCAACTGATACTGAAGCACGTTGCGCCTGCGGTAGCCCTGTATGGTGAGCAGGATTTCCCACCACCGCATCTCATACAGATACTCGTGGCGCGGGATTCCGATCTCGCCTACGACCGTTTTGAACGTTTCGTAGGCGTTTGCCCGTTTTTTCGCTTTCCTCCATCCTCAGCAGGCTTCATCTCGTTGATGATGGTCGAGGGCACGAACAGCCATTCCGTGCGCATCTCCACGACTGCCTGCACAAGTTTCACAACCTCCTCACGGGTGGCATGGTACATGATGTCCTCTGACGTGATCGGTGGCTCTTCCCCGTCGCTTTCGTAAGCAGCAACGATACAGGCGACTGCCAGCTGTATATAGTGCATGTCGGTGGCTTTTGGTGCCGACTTGATGACGACATCGCCCTTCTCGTCTTTTCCGACTTCAGGATTAAACACGTCGATGACTTCGCCTGACAGCGACTGGAATCCCGTTTCTGATGCTGCGCAATAGAGCATCTTCACTTCTGTCTGCTCCAGCTTGCCTTCAGCATTCTTGTGTGTGATCTTGATTGTTTTCTCTGGGTTCATAGTTCCTTGAATTTGAAACGCTCAGCCAGCCGATGATGGCGAGGCTGAGCGCACGGATTAATTATTCACTTTATAGATGGCATTGAAAAGATTGCCAAATAATGAGAGAGTTATGCAGCGACCTCGTATTCGCCGTAGCCGTTCAGGTTGGCGGTGTAGTCGGCATTCTGGCGGTTCGGCCCATTCAATGTGAGTGAGGTCAACAATACACTGCCACTCACAATAGTGCTTGATGCTGTGCGGTTGTTGTCGCCACCGACATTCGCAATCTTCCACTTTACCGGCGTACCAGCCTCGTAGATGGTTTCGAGATCAGCAAGCGACTTTGCACCGACCTGCGACGTGATGGTCTCGCCACTGCGAATGAGTGCCCCTGTTGAGATGTCGTAAGAGAGTGCCGTCGGCTCCTGAATCTGCCAGTCGCCAGCGGTGTCCTTGGTCGTTGCATCTTCCAATGTCAGGCTGACATGCAGACTGAGGCTCTTGGCGGCTGCGATAACCGTCGAAGGTGCTGCCGTGTTGTCGCTGCCCAGGAACAGGCGAACAAACTGACCCTTGGTGTAGCTTCCCAATGGTATGACCTGAGTGGCTTCGCTTGCGGCTACGTTCTCCAACGGACCGCTACCCTGGAACTGCAACGACTTTGTGCTGTTTTCTCGGTCGTTGAAGTTGAAGGTCACGTCGTTCAAGTAGGCCGAACCCTTGCGGGCGAAGGTTGCCTTGGCGCGGGTCTGGTTATCGGTGGTGGCCGTCTCATCCCACATCAGTGTCATTGGCTGCATCAACTTGATGGCGGTGAGCATGGCAGCAGCGTCGGCTACGTTCAGCGACTCGCACGACACCTGCCATGACTTGCTTGTCACAGTCGGCATTGCGGCTGCGCCAACAATATCCTTATGACTTGCGTCGTCAGTATTGTTGGTGAGCGTCACTGTGCAACCAGTTGCCATGCCTATCACCTTGTATTTCTCGGCTGTAGAGTCGAAAATACAGATTCTAAAGTTTTGACCTTTTAGTGTACCCATATTCTTTTAATTTTTAATGATGTCAACTCTGAGTGTGTAGGCACATCCGTCCTGCTTCTTTCCAACAGCACCGACGGCATAGCGCACATCGGCAGGGATGCCGTTGACCATTTCAGCCAGAGCCTCACGGGTTGGTGCTTCGAGCACGGCGGTGCCATTCTTCAGCAGGTCGTCATAGACGCTGGGCTGCTGTGTTTCTTCTTTAGTCTTGCTCATCGTCGTTCAAATTATAAACTTCACACTGATAGCGGAGCGTCTGCCAATAGCATGGCTTCAGCGAGTCGTACTGAATAGCGTCAGCAGAGAAGGTGTAGTCGTTGACGGCTGTCTCGTGCTCGCGGAAATAACTCAGGATGGTGTCGCGCACCGCCTGCGTCAGTTCATGCAAGTCGTCGATTGTCTCGCCTGTCACCTCCACGCCGATGTTCACCGTGTCGTAACTGCTCTCATACACATCGTCCTTCGTTTCGTTCTGATTGTTCAGTCCGTTGAAGGTGACGACGATGTAAGGCACTGGAACGTTGTCGGCATCCTCGTCGGGCAGCGGAATGGCGGTGCCGTAGAGTCGGCCACCTATCCGCTCCACCAGCGCGGGGTTGCTCTGAATGGCTGCAATGAAGATGCTATCTGTTGCGAGGCTCATCTGTTCGGTGTGATGTTTGTTAATACTTTGTTACTGATTCTCTCCATCTGGGGAACCGTGGGCGGTCAACCTGTTGCTGTTGCATCGGAGCCGCCCACGGCAGGAACTATCCCAGAATGGGCGAGAGAGTGATTAGATGTCGCTGTTAGATGCAGCAGGCACCAACTTGATGAGCTTGAAAGCCTGGGGCTTGCCGTTGCCGCCGTTGACCTTGCTGGAGAGCTCTGTCATAGACATGTCGAGGGCAAGGCTCACGACTACGGTACGACGAGAGAAGACTTCAGCACTCTGAGCATCGACGTTGAACATCACGTCACCGTGAATCTGCATGGCCTCGTAGCCCCAGTGTCCGATGGCGATGAACTGGTCAGTGCCGGCCTTGGGCACGCCGCCGTCAAGGATGTAGTTCACGAACGGGCTGGTGGTCATAGGATAACCTACGCACTTGCCGTCCTGAACCACGGTGCGGTCGCCTGCGGTGCCGGGGATAGCCTTGGTGTAGGCCAGCGTGGTCTCGGTGACCTTGCTCATGGTGACGTAAGGCACTCCCTCGAAGCCGAGGTCGTACATCTTGGCAATCTCGATGGCGATGTTCTTACCCACGTTCTCGTCGAGAGTAATCTCCACAATGTCGGCACCGGCGAACGGTGACTTGAGGTCGTTCTGGAAGTCGATATGAGAGTAAGCGTGCAGAGCGCGGAAGATAGCCAGACCCTTGGTGAGTTTGTAAGATATGAAGCCCAACAGGTCAAATGATGCGTTGTTGATGGCGCGGTGAGACACAGCCACGTTAGCGGCAACAGCGTTGGGCGTTGCGCTGATCTTGGCGAAGTTCAGAGCCTGCTCGCCCACCTTCTCGACCTCACCTGCTACGGTGAACTCTACGTCGTTGGTTGAGTACGGCCAAATCTCGTTACCTACCACACCAGTAACAATCTTCAGATCGGGTGGCAGCTCTACGCCTGCAACCTTGGTGTCGATGAGCTCGTTGATGGTCAGGGGGATTGCGCCGCCTGCCTCAAGGTTGGCTTTCTCGTTACCCTCGGCTGGGTTCATCAGAATGGTGCTGGCGTTCTCACGCTTCTCCACACACTTCTGCAAGAACTCACGCAGGATGGCGTTCTTCGACTTGTGCTCACGGATGCTCTCCAGAGCCTTGCCGCTTGCCATTGACTCAGCGCGGGCTGACAGTGAATTACTCTCACGAATCAGAGCGTCATACTTGATGCCCTCTTCCTCGGTGAACACGGGATTCTCGCGCTTGCAGCGCATCTCATCCATCTCGTCGATTTTGTCCCATACCTGGAGCTGACGCTCCTGAATCTGGTCTTTTGTCATTTCTTTCATACGAAATACTTTTTAAGGGTTTATACTATTGTGAACTAAAATTTTCTGTTAGAGAGTTTCATGCGCTGCATACGCAGATGGAGTTCTCGGGTCTGACGGGCACGCTCGGCTTGCTCTTCCAGTTCGCGCTCCTCACGGGCTTCCTTCTCGGCATTGGTCTCACCGCCGTTGGCTTCGCGCTCAGCCTTTTCGCGGGCCTCGCGCTCCTCGTCGGTCTCGCCCTTGTCGTCAGGGTCGTCGTGGTCGTCTGGGTCGTCGTCGGGGTCGTCGTCTCGCTTGTCGTCCTTGCCCTTTCCGCCACATGCCCTGCACTGTGCCTCCTCTTCTGCATTCTGCTCACGCTTCAGCTGTGCCTCGATAGCCTCATTGATGCTGTCGCTCTGCTCGCGGGTGCCGACTGAGGTCTGCTCGTAAGCGGGATGGGTGACGTTGGCAACGTCGTAGAGGGCCACAATCTTCTTCACATGGCGCAGCCAAACTTCCTTGCCGTCAACGGTCTCGTTGGTGCGCTCATAAGACACGCCGTTCTCGGTGTCCTGCCAGTCGTCCTCGAATGCGAACGACATGCCGTACACGTTGCCCAGACGTATCTGCTCCAGAGTATCGTTGGCCACGGTGGTGTTGGGGTAGTCGCACTCACTCTCCACGTACTGCTCACGCAGGGCGAGTGTCAGCGTTCCCTTGCCGTTGCGACAACGACCGATCATGTTGGCGATGTCGTTCGAGTGGTTGTTGTTGTACACCACGTCGGAGCGGTTGATGAGCTCCTGAGTGATGCATCCCGGCTCCAGTATCTCGTACACCACGCGGGTGTCGCTCCACGGAGTCAGATTCACCGAACGTACACCGAACACAATGGGGCGACCTACCACGGTGCGGCTGGGCTGCCCGTCTGCCGACTCGCGCAACTGCAAGCCGCAGGTTTCGATGGGGATAAATCGTGTCTGTTTCATATTCTCGTTGTACATTTGAAAATGTTATCTACATATCGGGCGTTTTAGCGTCCGGGGTTTACTGCGCGTCGGATGTGCTTCTCGCGCTGTTTTCTCGCTTGTTGGACTTCGCGCTCCAGTGCGTCGATTTCCTCTTTTGTCGGGTTGGGTGTCATATTGGTCACTTTTTTAGTCGAGCTTGCTCGATTCGTCGGTCGAGCTTGCTCGATGTTATTGTTGAGCTTGCTCGCCGTTTTCGCCACCCTCCACGGTATAGTTGCCCGGCTTCAGCTGCTGGGCAGCGTCGCTTTTGGCGATGAGGGCTTTCAGCGTCATGAGGTTGGCACTGGCCATTGGCACGTCGCCATCCTCCACGGCTGGCAGATCATGCTGGGCGCGTACTTCGTTAATCGTCCATCCCGTCTGCAAGTGCAACTGGTCTATCTTCGCCTGTCGCTCGGGGTCCATCGTCAGCAGCGGCTTCTCGCAGATATGGATGCGTCGGAATCCGTAGTCCGACTGTCCGATGAGCTTGCGGAAGATTTCTTTCTCCATGTCGGTCTTATCGGGCAGGATGGTTCGCGTGTGATACTCCATCGTCGCATTCTGATAGTCGTTGTAGTGCGAGTTGGTGTCGAGCATCAGCAGCGGGCGGGGCGTACCCCAGAACCTTGCCACGTCATCATAGGAGAGGCCCAAGTTCTCAGCGGCCTGCATCTCGGCACTCGTCATCGAGATATTCGTCACTTTGTCGAGCCCTCGGATGGCGAGGATGTCCTGACCGGCATACATCTTTCGCTGAAGTTCCTGTGCGTAGGAGTCCATCTCGCCCTTGTTCATTAGTCCGAAGGCGAGCGTACCTGCTCCGCTGGCGGGTTTCTCTTCACCGATGATCAACTTCACGCGGCCACCCTTCGCGGCGGTCTCCAAGGTCTGCGCCTTCAGCGTCTTGTTCAGGCTGAGCGTTTCAAGCGCATACTGGAGCGTCGAGATGCCCCAGAAGCCGTTGAACGTGCGGAATGTGTTCGGGAAATGCAGAACGTCGCTGCGCGGTACGTTGACCTTGACCACATAGCCGTTCTCGCCCAGGTACGAGATGTTGTAGGTACCCGCCACGAGGTTGTAACTGCCCTCGCGCACCAGCCACAGGTGAGCGGGGAATCCTATCGGGTCGCGCTCGATATACACGAAGCCGTTGCCGTACATCAGTCGGTTGATGATCACCAGTTCCCACAGGCTGCCTGCGGTCATGACTGGGTTAGGCTCCTCTTGCAGCAGATAATTGATGCGCTTTCCGAGGCCGCGCATGTCGGTCACGAAGTTGCCGCCGTTCGCGTCACGCTTCTGGTATTGCACCGGCATCACGGCAATGGTCTTGGCACGCAACTCGGTGGCACGATAGACAGCCGACACGGTGAGTGCCAGCTGCGGGTCGCGTGCATAGACGATGCGCTCGGAATACGAACCGCCCGTCACCTTTGCGCCCTGCTCCGTCGTGCTCGATGGCACTCCCGGTGTCTGTGGTGCCTCGCGCAACATCAGCGCGTTCTCAGGCGTAGCCATTCTGAAAAGATTACTGAAAAAACTCATATCTTATTCCTTTTTACTATTCGTGCGTTTTGTGGTTTTGGGTTTACCAGCGGATTTTCCCCGCGATTTCTTCTTACAAACACCCAAGATTTCCTCCTTTTCTGCCGTCCTCTCGTTGAACCTGAAGAAATGATTGACAGCATTCTTCTCTTTCTCGATGATGCGCTCATCGTGGATGGCGGGCCAACTGCGGCTCACCTTCTGCACAAACTCCTCGGCAGTTTTTGTGAAATGATGGTCTATCCAAGCCACCTCGCGGCTACCCGTGCCCACGCTGCACTGCGGAGCTTTGCCACCGTTAGGATTCATTACCTCCAAGGCTGGATGGTGGGGCATGTGTGGGTCTCTGTCAAACGACAGCCCCTCAATGCCGCCGCGCACAAACGACTTCACGAACTGCGACTCAGGCTTCAGGTCTTCGGCTGGCTGCGTGAATCGCTCTTGCACTGGGCGGTCGTCATAGTGCACCAGTCCGTTGTCGGTCATCATGCGCCATGAGAAAGCCACCACGTCAGCCTGCAATGCGTTCAGCACGTCAGGCAGAGGCATTTCGCTCTGCACAAACTCGTCGATGTCAATGAATCCCATCCAGTCAAACTCGCTGCCGTGTTCGCGGTAGCACTCGTCGTAAGCCTCGCACTGAGTATTGCCATCGCGGTCGCGCCAGTCGATAATCACCACCTGCGGATCGTCGCCAATCACGTCACGCGGATTCTCGTCGTTGCCGTGACCGTTATCGTAGATGAAAAACTTCTCCACGCCCAAGCCCTTGTGCCACTCTATCCACTCACGCAGGTATCGGTTCTCGTTACGCACGATAGCACACACGGCCACCTTGCCGTTCTTGCAGCCTTCCGGCTCCCACAGCTTGCGGTGCTGCTTCAACCACTCAGACTGTGCCTTCAGGTCGTTGTTGCGCCACGATCCGCTGCCGAAGTGCTCCAACATCTCGCGGATGTCAACATGCTTGCCATGCAGTTCGGGCTTCGTTTTCACGATGTCCTCAAACATCACGCTGCCTGTGTCATACCAGTTGTTTCGGTTCTGCCTACCGCCTGCCAACAGACCGTAGGTGCGCTCAGGGTCAAAGTACCTGGCACCGTGCTTTGTCAGCAACGGCACATTCATGTAGCACAGCATCGGACACACACGACCGATGCCGAAGGGGTTCTGCGGCTGGTGCAGTTGGTTGTGGCCCACGCTGGCGTAATCTTCCATCCACAAGTGGTCGATGCTTGCCTTCAGCAGTACATCGCTCTCAACGAGTACAAAGCCGTCTGGAAGCAACTCCCACAGCTTCTGCACTGTCATCATGTGCCTTGCGCTGCCGAAATCACAGCCTTTGGCGCATCCGATGCTGCGGTCACGATGGGGGTAGGCTTCCATCATGGCATCAAGATTCAATATTTTCCCCTTGGTGTTGTCCATCACTTCCACGCCCGGCATCTGGATGCGGAAAGGTCGTGTGTCCGAATTGTCGAATACGACGACGCGATAATTCCTACCACCGTGCTTCCTGATGCTCAGGATGCAGGCCTCGGTCAGTTCGGGGGTGTTGAAGTGGATGATTGCGATTGTTTTCTGTTTTGCCATAGTTCCTTTTTATTTATCGTTTACAATTAACTGCATCAGGAATTGCAGCGTGTTCTCGCGGTGGTTTGCGTTCCACGTCTCGGGGATGATCTGATATGTCTTGTCGAGATACTTCACGCGGCTGCGCTCGTTGAACACATTCGTCCACCTCATGCGGACAATCTTCACCGCATAAGCATCGAGGCTTCCGGCATTCATGGCCGACTTGCCGCGCTGATAATCGACATTGGCATGAAGACAGCCCACGGGCTCCCACTCGATGCCAGCCGAGTCGAGACCGTACTTGCCAGCCACCGCCTCCTTGCGGTTGAGCGGCTGGATGATGTCGTGTAAGAATCCTGCACTGTACCCCATAGCCTATTCGTTTGGTCGGTTGATGATTTCGTCGCAGTCCTCCTTCGCCTTGGCGATGGCCTCGCGGAACTTCTGACAGATGTACGTCG